TTTTCATAAGATTCTTTTTGAGCAATAAACTTTTTAAGTTTATCGTCTGCATCTTTGAAAGCTTTTATTTCTGCTTTAAGACCTAACTTATCAACAAATGACTTGTAATTTTTATCAGTTTGTTTTTGAGTAGCAGCTTCTATTTCTGACTCAATGTTTTGTCTTCTGTGTCTAAATTTATCTCTGATAAGACAATCAAGATAGTTTAGTTCATTACTTCTTATTGGTTTCATCTTTACCTTTCTTTTTTGTTTTAGTTGTTTTAGTAGTAACAGTTTTTTGATTAGCAAAACTATTTACCCATTTGGTGTACTCTTTCTTTTCTTTAGGTGTCATTTCTCTACACCTAATCTTTCAAAGATATTTTCTTTTTTATCTTTAAAAACATTACCAGACTTTGATTCATCACTATATTCTGAACGTGTGTAATCAGCACTATCATCAAAGTCACCTGTTTCTGTATTAATGGTAAGTGTACCATTGACAGAATACTCACCTGCAAATGAATACCATTGATTTAATCTACCTTCATCAGCATAAACTAATGCTTCAAAGTTATCGTCATCAAAGTCTTCATCTTCATCAAGATCTAAAGTCTTAGCCCAATCTACTGTAACAGATTTATCATCTGCATAAAATACTGGTCTATCAAATGATCCTTCATCATTACCACCAGAATATTCTATTTCTACTTTAGTAATACCTTGTGTATGTAATGCTCTTAGTACGTCTTCAATTGTCTTGTCCGACATTTCTATAACCTTTCATTGTCCATTTGGTTGGCTTGATTAGAATTGCCCAATCGTAAAAACTTGGGATCCAACCCATGTCTTCAACGATATGTCTTTCTGCAATTAATCTGACAGGAACCATTTTACCATCAGAATTTTTTATTGATGTGCCAAACTTTTGTTCGGCAGCAAAACAGCCTTCAGCGTGGTGTCGCAAAGCTCTATGACTCCAGTGTGCAATAATCTTTTTTGATTCGTCAAACCAGTCATGGATAGGTTGGTAGTCTGTAGTTTTACCACCCCATTTTTTTACTGATGATTTTGAATGATAATAACAATTAGCCATTAATCTCCTTTAGTTTAAATTTTTGTTTTTTAACAATAGCAACAGTTCCAGCTATATGGTCGCCAGGCAAACAACGAAAACCTGTTTTTTCTTGCCAAGCATACCAAGCTTTAGTTGCTCTTTTGTTTGGATATGTAGTATTTTTTAACTTAGCTTCTTCATCTGAATACATATCAAATGTTTTATCTTCATCATTATAACCTTGTATGATTTCAATTAAATCACATCCAATAAGTTTGTATAACTCTGAAAACGTAGGTTTTTTTTCAAACACATGAATGTCTTCATTATCGTTATCTTTCCATAATATTACATTATACATTGTCTTTATCCTTTGTTATTTTCTGTTTAGTGTATTTTACATACTGATTACAAAGATCTATAGCTTGACCAATAAAATATAATGACCAACTTAATCCAGATAATACAGCTATTAAAATGTATTTCAAAAAGCCAAAAAATTTAGGTATTACCCCTTCTATGTTTGTGCGTAGATTTTTAGCTTTTTCTTTGATAACGGACTTCATGTAGCTATACCTTTCATAGTTATTTCTTTCTTTCTGTTTATATAAGCTATCTCATTTCTTGGGATAGCTGTGTGCGTTGCTTAATCCCCACAGTGCAACGCAACTGTGTGTTTATCGTAGAATAAGGGAGCAATAATGATATTGACTAATCTTCTACGCTAGGATTCTCTAATTCATACAAAGCAACTAAATGTTTTAATCTTTCATTTAGTTTATAACATTTAATATCTTTAGTATCTTTATGAGCTAATGTTTCTTGTTCTAAAAAATATAGTTTTAATATTTCTTGTAAATCAAATATTTCTTCAAAACTTATTTTGATGTTGAGATACTTTGTACTCGTATCTTGCTTCTTCTGCATTAGATCTATGCTCCTCTATGTCGCCTGGCGAATCTATACCTAGTCTTGTTATACCAGCAATAAATTCATCCATTTCAATTTTGCATTCTGCATAATCAAATTGCAACTTGGCTAGTTCATCTATTATATGTTGTTTGTACTTTGTCATCTGTTCCTTTGGTTATCTGGTAGTCCTGCAAACATTGATACAATACCTGCAAAACAAATTATAATTCCTAATGTTTGATGATCAGAATGTATAAATGTTATACTACCTAACATTGTTAATATAAATCCTGTAAGTATCATCATAAGTTTACCTACAACTTCCATTAGTTATACCATTTTTCTTTAGGTTCATTCTTAACAACTTTGTAAGGTAATTCAACCTTAGTAGGCATATGCTTTGATACAGCAAATATCAAACCTAGAATGATTCTAATTGGCAACATGATTGCAATCCAAATCCATTTGGCAGCAACATTCATTAGCCAATTTTGTAGTTTAATTAACATAGTATTCTCCTTTGTTTATTAGTTTATAGAATTTCGGCAGCAACGCCCAATGATTTTCAACGCCGAACGTTTTGAAAATGGGCTGTAACGATAAAAAAAACCCAGTACCCTGTTAAGAGTACCGGGTTTGATTGTTTATTATTACTTACCTAGAGCTTCTTTTAGTCTAGTCATATTGTATTCTTTCATCTGTTTAGTAACATCTTTGACAGGAGCTTTGCTTTGAGGCATAAACTTCTTACCAAAAGTAGTTTCATAACATAGAAGAAACTCATTCAATATAGACTTCAGCTCTTTTGATATTAACTTCTTGAGCATCACGTCTAAAGATTAACTTGTCAACATTTAGCTTAGTGATCTCATTACCAACATCTTCTCGTAACGCAGTCTGCATAAGGTCTTTTGTCTTATCTAGACTTTTGATACATTGTTCATGATGTCTTTGGAATACACCAATAATACTATTAGCATTCCATTCAGCCAACATAGACCAGTCTGGATGATCAGCAAATGGTGATATAACTGTATTGAAAAAGCCAGTAACACCAGCTTTCATATCAACACAATCTAATACATCTTGCATATCATCTAATCTACTATCTGAATAATCTTGTTGATTTAATTCACTACCCATCATATCTAACTCCTTTAGTTATATTATTTATTTCGCTATCTATTTCACTAACTTTATCATAGTCAGCTTTCACTATAGCTTCTTCCTTCAACATTGATAACTCAACAACTCTTTTTCTATCGTGTTCATCTGTTATCAACTCATAGTATTTAACGTACTCCATTGTAACCTTTCTGTTATCGTTTACTTTATAACCGACATGGCATAACGCATGTGGTTAAGGTGTGCAGTCATCATGAGGCAAAGCTTAATGATACAGTGCGACACAACGCACCCGAAGGGGAATCACCTTTAGGTGAGGCGTTGATGTCCCTTGCACTGTTCATTAAGGCAAACTCATGATACAAGCACATTAATCCACGTGTGTGGGGGGGACCCATAGCAATAGTGAGCAACAGCGAACGGTTTCTTTAGAAAATTGCGTATGGGGTTGTAAGCGTTGCCTTTGGCAACTCTATCAGAGCAATCCAGAGGATTGATCAATGCGACCAGGATCGTTACCCTTTAGGGACAAGACCGAAGGGCTTGGGTGCTTTAGCACTAGAGCCTGTAAGTCGCCATACAAGATATAGTTATGTGAGTTTCCAATACCACTAAAGTACTGTTATTTCTCTTGACACAATGAAATTAAATATCTACGTACCTATAAGGGTAGAATAAATAAGTGTTATGAAAGACGATCTTACAGAGAAACAACGAGCCTTAGTAGATACAATCGTAGCTACTGGGTGTAGTATAACAGAAGCTGCTAAAACAGCAGGATATTCAACGAATGTTAGTAAAGATTCAGCGAGAGTAAGTGCTTCTCGCACACTACGTTTACCAAAGGTACAACAGTATATGCAACAACGTGTTGCACAAACTCTTGGACTTGGTGCAGTAAGTGCGAGTAAAAGACTTATCGAGCTATCCACAGGGGCGAGGAGTGAATATGTTCAGCTAGAAGCTAGCAGAGATATTCTCGATAGAGTAGGATTGAGAGCACCAGATAAGGTATCTCACAATATACAGGGGGATATTAAGATTAATATAGATCTAACGTGAGGCGTTGGTATGCACCCACACATTTACGACTAGCATAGTCGGAGGGTGGGGGCAAAAATCATCAGCCATAGCTGACGAGGCAACTCTCACAGACAACAGGGTTCAAAAAGGTACGCATGGCAAAACAGAAGTTTACACATTTTATACCAAGAGATAAACCTAAGAAAAGACGAGGGGTTCATACTAAGAGCCAAAACAAATCTTCCAAAAGGCAAAAGAANCAAACTAGGTACAAAGGNCAAGGGCGTTAGCCTAAGTGCGTTTTAAAAATTTTTTTAGTTCTATAAGGTTCTCCATTCCAACAAACAAAGGAGAGAATATGAATTACAAAGTAAATATATGGAAAGATGACTCTTTAAAAAGAGAGATTGTATATTCAGCTGAAAATGATATACAAGCCATACAGATGGCAAGTGCTGCAACACCAGATGGATGCAGATCAACATACGAACAAATGGAGGAA